AAGTAATGTATAGTCTACTGTTTTCTTTGGAATTGTACTTGTTACAACTACGTTTAAAGCGTTTACTGCAATATTAAATCCTTTTATTATTTGTCTTCCTAAAGTATCAAACCAGCCTTTAACATCTGCTCCATCAGCTACTGCTATTGGAATTGTTTCTTCTGCAACTTCTGAAGTTGCTTGTGGTTTTCCTATATTAGTGTAAACAATAAACTTATCTGTTGCTGAAAATGTTGCTCCTGTTACTGTAACTGTTGTTGGGTCTGTTCCAGCACATGTTATAGCTTGGTCATCTCTAGCGAACATTGTAGCTACACCAGTATTTGATATTTGTACTATTGATACAATATCTGCATCATTAATTGATGTTACATTATTAGGTAAGCTCTGCATCATTAATTGATGTTACATTATTAGGTAAGCTAGAAACTGTTAATGTTGTTGCACTTGCATAAGTAGTTGTAAAGTCTCCATTACTCCCACTTGCTTTACCTATATATCCTGATGTATCAACACTAGATGAACTTACATCTATGTCTCCACTCATTGTTGCTGTAGTTCTAATAGCCGTTAAGCCATTATCATCTGTTGTGAATTTATCAAATTCTCTATCTCGTGTAGTTCTTCGTAATGCCATGTTATCACCGTTTGTTTTATAAATCCGTCGGTATCGGTAGCCGACATCATTTTTATTTAATTATAAAAATTATATATTCAACCCTATATATAGGGGTAGTTTGTTTATAAATGTTTGGGTTTAACCACGAGAATTAGTAATAAAAAATAAAAATAAAAAGTTATACCCTCAAGGGGTACAACTAAAATATAACCTTATGCTGCATATGATTCAACAGTTACAATTGCGTTAGGGTGTAAAACTTGGAAGTTATACTCTTCTGTAGCAATTAATGAAGAACGTCTTTCGAAAGCATCATAATCAGATTCAATAAGTGCATCACGTTTTACTGCGATTCCTACTGCTTCTTCTCCTGTTTGAGATTGTCCTTGAACAAGCATTTTTGCTTTGTTTCCAGATACAGGGATACTGTCTGTTACATAGATTTTTAGACCAAATAATTGACCAATTAGTCCTTTTTCGATTGCATCTCTTGTTCCAAACTCATTAGCTTTTTGTACTTGTGTAATATTAAGTACTTGCTCTTCTTGTGAATTACAAATGAAAGCTTTTGCTGGTTTGTAGTAGAAATTTTTGATTACACGAACTGAACGTGTGAAATCTTCAAGACCTAATGTATCTGTTGATGCGATTGCTGTACTTGCTACATCGTTAGCTACTAAAGAAGTTGTTGCTCCAGCTACTGCTGCTGCTACTCCTAAGGAATCTTTCTTTAATGCAAGTGAATATCCTAATTTTTTTACCATATTTTCCATTACTGGGAAAAATGCTCGAACTAGTTCTTTCTTTGTTGTTTGCATAGCACTACCATATTCAGTTGGAGTAAATGTAACTTGTCTATTTGTAATAGGCTGGATACTTACTGCATCTGTTTCTGCTACTTCTGCTGCTGCTGAAGGAGCTGCATCAATTGTAACTGTATAATCTCTTCCAGGGCTTCTGAAATCAAATTGTGTTACATGATTTGTGTATATAATGTTCTTTTCTTCAAAATCTCGAAGACTTGTGTTCCAGATTTTTGGATTTACTGCTGTTGCGTATGTATCTGAAGATACAAAAGCGTTTGCATCAATCGCACGTTTTATAAATTGTTCTCTATTCATCTTTTGTTTACCTTTTATTTTATATATAAATTATCTTTAGGTACGGTCTAATATTTGTTTACCAAACATTTCTACCATACTTGCCTCTTCAATATTATCCATCTGTTCTTTAGTTAGGTTATCTGAAGGAGCTTGTGCAGGTTGCGGTTCGTTGAAAGGATTTTCATTCTTAACAGGTGCTTGAGAAGATACTAAACTATTTACTTTTTTAGTTAGTGCTTCTAATTTCTCTGCTGCTTCCTTTTCCGATTGCTCTTTAGCTTTCACCAGAGCATCTTTTTCTGCTTCGAGGTCCTTAACTCGTTGGTTCACTAAAAATTCCTTTTCAGCTTCCTTTTTAGCCGCTTCTTTTTCTAGCTTTATAACCTTAGCTACGTCTTCTGAAACTAATGTTTTATTAGCTTCCTCTATTTCTCTATTTAAAGCATCAAGTTCCTCAGTAGTTATTTCTTCCTGAGTTTTAACTTCAGGTTTTGGTTGTTCTTGTACTGGAGGTGTTTCCACTTTTTCTTGAGTAGGAGTTGTTTCTTCAGCCATCTTTATTCACCTTTTTTAGGTTCATCTGATGAACTAAATTTTTCTAATTTTTCTTCGGATGCTTTTAAAGCTACTTCTGTATCAACTACTTGTTGTTTTAGTTGTGCAAGTGTTCCTTCTGATACTGCTTTATCTTGTCGGATTTTATCAAGTTGTTTTTGATGCATTAAGTCCCACCATTTTTCATTTAGTTCATAATTGAATTGTGGTTCGATTTTCTTAATTGAATCTTTCTCACTTAATATATCCCACATCTCTTGTGAATATTTAAGTTGTCTTGTATAATTTTCAAGACCTTTCTTTGCTGAGTCTAAAGATTTTGTATAAGCTTTGACATCAGATTCTAAATTTACTTTTAGTTGGTCTGCTGTTATCTTTTCTACTTTATCTTCTGTTTGTTTTTGTTCTGTTTCCATTTTCATTTCTCCTATATGCATAGCATATATTCATATTTATAGTTGTAAGACCATTGTCTAACCACAACTTTTATCTATCTTCGACCTTTTCCCAACTTGAATTTCTATGGTCACAATAAACATCTGTATCTATTGCAATGGCATAACCAAGTTTACGTGCATCATTGCACCAATAAACATCACTATGTCCATGTAACCCTGGAATATATGTATAAGGAATCTTTTCGACAACTTCACGGTATATAAGAGTAACTCCCATACCACTTGCTGCTACAACCTTAACTCCCTTGCCAACATAATTTTCAAATTCTTCTGGCGGGATTAATCTTGTTCCCCAAGTTCCTGTTCTTACATTTTTCCAATCTAAAGTTATACAAGGTGTTCTCGTATCGTCTTTCTCAAAACCTAGCATATACAATCCCGATACAACTTGAAGTCCATGACTTATAAGTACATCTATTATATTTGGTTTTGGAAATACATCCACTTCTAGTGAAAATAAATAATCGTAATCACCCTTTAGGAATAACTCTCTTGCAAAATTTTGTGATTTTGCTAATGCCTCTCGGCTGTTATCTCCTCGGTGTGTATGATATACCTTGATGCCTAACGGTTCAATTCTTTCTTTTAATTCTCTATAATATTTTCCGCCATCTCTGGTATTGTCAATAATAATGTGTTCGTAATTTTCATACGTAAATTGTTTGACGTTTTTTACAAAATCATCAATACAATAATCCTTACCTTTATATGTTGGAGTAAATCCAAATACTTTTGGTAATCTCATGCTACAACTCCCGCAGTGAATTCGGCAGGGGTTGTTGATAAATTGAATGTGAATCCTAATACTTCTCCTTTGCTTGGTTTGTTATTTTCTCCCCAAGTCATAAATGCTTCTGATGAAACACCTTTTGCTTTATGTATTATTTTTCTATATCTCTTGTCAATAATAGCTCTAATCCACAATTTACCTTTTTTGTATATTGCTTTTATTGTTTTTGCTATTCCTGACTTATTCTTCAATACTCTCTTCACTTGCTCGTCTGACATATTTGATTTTAAAACTCTATCATAGAATTTGTGGTCTACATCTCCTACTATAGGGTTTTCATTAATTTGTCTTGCCCAATCTTTTAACATATCCTCGGTATACTGCATACCATCTCTATGTACATTAGTTGTATTTAATACTAGTGTTATATATTCATCCCCATTGGAACTTCTACTAATAAAACTAGCTTTCTTATATAAGTCAAATTTTAATACTGACCTTTTAACGAAGGATGTTTTAACTTGTTTCTTCAACCAAGTGTTAGCAACAAGTATAGCTCGTTTCTCTCCTTCTTTTTCATAAACTTTATTGAATAGCGCTATCCATTTTTTACGAATAGAGGCACTTCTACTTTTAACATATTTTGGCAAATTTTTATCATTTACTGTATAAGGCATTTACTTTTTCCCCTTTTTGTTTTTTACAACATCTGGCATACTTTGTAAATCAGAACTCTTTAACATATTTCTTGATACAAATACTGGTGAGTCATATACAATTGTCTTTCCATCAGTTGGGTCGAATAGGTACAGTCTATAATAAACTATTCCATCTTTTTCAATTTTTTCCTTATCTACAAGGATTCTGTTTGTTACGCTCATGTTACAATTCAACTAAAGTTTTTTTAGTTGGTCCTCCCTAGTAGTTATTTCTGGTTGAGGTTTATTACCTTCCCCAAAATCTTTCTTTTTAAATCCGCCGTTTGCATCTGGTTTATTCATTGCTGCGTTTATTGGGTCTGTTTCTACTTTTGTAAACAACTCTTTTGATTCAAAGAAAATTCCTGTATCAGATAAATACTCTTTTATTGCATCTTCTGATAATCCTAAATCTTTTAAATCATTTGCAACACCAATTGCTTGTTTGTAAGCAAATCTATTCATTGGTCCATTCTCCATTAAATAAGTTGCCTTATTTATTTTTGGGAATAAATCAAAATTAACATAGTCTTGAACTGTTTTCTTAAATGAAGTTACAGTTGATTCAATGTTATTAGATTGTGCATCTGCATTACTTCTTCCACTAGCATCTGGGATTCCTGCATCTATTGGAGGTATTCTCATTAAGATTAGTGTTTGTGAATCTAGGTATTTAAGTTTCTCTGTGAAATATGTTATTTCTTTCATATCTCGTAGAAGTCCTGTTTCTAATTCTCCTTTTGCTACAAATGGAACATTGTAATAGTCATCATTCTTTCTTGCATAAGCTAAGAAATCTGTAATGTCTTGATTACTGGATTTTTTGAATTTATAGATAATTCTATATTGTCCTGTTTTCCATAACCATGCTACATATCTGTTTACATAAGATTTTAGTAATAGGTTTTCCCAAATAGCTCTCATATCTACTGGAGCCCATCCAGCTGTTCTATCTCCAAACTTTAACCAAACAATATCTTTTGCCAACCATTCTGCTTTTTTACCAGTAATTGGGTTTGCTGTTTTACTTGTACACTTAATTAAGTCTCCGTTAATTTTAGTGTCAACTTCAATATCGCCAGAATCTAAAACATTTAATGCTTTAGTTTTACCTTCTGTAGTTCGTACTATTTCTATAAACACGTTGTTGAATAATTTACCTAGTAGGTAGATTTTACGTAAAACTTTGGTTCGGAACATATACTGTTCTTCCAATCGTAACTCTGCCAATCTATCGTAAACTCTTGATTCACGTTTTATAATAGAATAATCCCCTTCCATACACTTGTCTACGAAGTGTGTTAGTGCTCCTCTTGCAACTGGGTCATTATTTATCAGTTCAAGTGCCGCAGTAAAAGAGAAATCTGGAAATACAGTAGCTTCTTCACTCTTCCACGAAAGATTTCGCAAAGGAGCTAGGCTGTCATCCCTTTTAATAAATTTTTTTCTGTTTGTCATTATAATGTACAACAAGATAAACAGTACCTGTCCATCTTCAACCTTATTTATAGGGGTAATTTATTTATAAAGGTTACGGTTTTTTACGTATTTGTAAGGTTTCGTAGCGTTTTGTTTTGTATAATTTACCCAATTTACTTTAAACTCAGCAAGATAATCTAATTTATCTAAATACCATCTTGGATTATCTATGACATCTTGTAAACAGACATCATAAATTTCTTCTTGTTCTTTTATAGTGTAGTCTGCATCAGTAAGCCAGGAAGAGTTTCCTTTAAACTCTAGCTCTAACCCTCTACATATATTCTTCTTGTTCATATTCATCCTCTAATTCTTCCCAATCACATTTTAATATTCTTAAATTAACATTTGGGTCTCTTTCTACTTTGTAATATCTATATACTTCATTCTTAGGTACTTTCTTAGGCTTGTCTCGTATCATATTCGACTCCTCTTTCTTCTTACTCTTTCAATTGGGTTGTTGTCTAGTATATCATCTTCATCTGAATTCCAATCAAAGAATGTAACACTGTCTTCATCTTCAATATAGAAATATGTACTCATAATAAAACTATCAATTAAATCATCACTATACCCACTAGCGTGTTGTATATTGGATTGTCTACTTGTTGGTGTATACTCCATGGCATACATTTCTGTTTTAAGTTCTTCATCTAAGTAGGACATTACCCTATTCTTATGGAGTTTAGCTCTAAACGCACCGTATTTCTTAATTTTCTCCGCTCTGAAACTCATTCTTTGGACATCCCAACCTTTATCTTCCATTTGTTTAATGATATACTGACCTGCTGCACAATCATCAACAATAATTCTCTGTATATTGAATTTTGAGAACAATTCTGCAATGTCATCCATGAGAGATTCATCTTCACCAACAGGATAGGCTCTATGATACAACCTAACAATTGTATTATCTGTCGTATATGTAGATATTGTGATTACAGTTTTAGATTTAACTTGTCCACCGAAATCAACTCCCATGTCACATGGTTGTGGAAACTTTTCTTTCTGTCCCACTTCTTCACTAAAACACTTCCTGACATCTTCTGGGTCGAAATAAGAAGATTCTCCTTTAACAAACTTACAATAGTAAGCTCTTTGTACTTCATCTTTCCTTCCATCAAGTTGCATTGACCTAACTGTTTTCATTACTGTCTTGTAGTAATCTGGTACCTCTAACTGAATTGCATCTATTGTGAATGCACAAGTGTCAATGTCAGTTGTTTCATACATACTCTCAGGGTCTGCCATACGATAAAAGAATCCCGCAGGCTGCCAAGCAGTAGATATGTAAATCCTAACAGCATTTGTACTATTACCAACCGGATATAGAAACTCGTAGAAGAACTCATCTGTAATTTTATCATATTTTCCCGCCTCATCTATTATTATTATACTCGCTGTCTCACCTAACACTGAAGAAGTAGCTGGATAAGATTTTATTATAGAACCGAATTTACTACCTGCTAGTAACGAAGGACCATGTAACTCTTCGTTGTGAGATTTAAATGTTATTGTTGTTGTATTATTAGCTTCATTGTCAGATAACAAGTCTGTAAAGAAGGATTTACCAAATATAGATTCACCATCTTCATCTTTGTATGTATGCTCTAAATATTTATCTCCTAATATCAACATCTTCTTCATTTCTTTAAGTAGTTTCTTAGCTTGTGTATCTGATGCACTAACAACTAACACAGCTGTATTCTCATAAGCTCCTGCAGGGTACTTGTTAAACACTGCACACCAATCAACGAATATAGCTACTGCAACACTCTTACCTTGCTGCCTTCCAGTCATAGCTAGAAACTCTCTTAATCCTTCTGGGTCTTTCATATGTGTTTGTATCTTATTCAAGAAATAAACTTGCCATGCATATAATCTCATACCAAGCATTCTCTCTGCAAATACAACTACATTCTTACTACACGCCTCTATTAAACCAACACTCTTGTCTGGTTTTCTAAATTCATTCATTTGACTTATAAATACATCATCTACTTTTGTTATCTCAATTCCCATATTTCATCTCCAGGTGTTTAATACGTTTGTTACTATTCATCTCTCGTAACATATGTCTTTGTTCGTACTCAGATAAACCAAGGGCTTCCCTTTCCATGTGTTGCTCTAACAACTTCTTACTATTACATTCAAATTCACAATTCGGACATTTATACATTTTCATACCTCATATTTAGATTATCACTAAACAGTCGTTAGACTGTTATCACCATACAATCGTTAGATTGTTATTACCAGACCTTCTTGTCTGTAAACACTTTCTTTTGTTCATTATTTTTCCTTACACCAACAGACAATGCATCATTACTTGTATTTAAATCCAATGTCTTAGCAGCATCTCCTTTAAATACTCCATCTGGGTCCCATACCTCTGATGGTTTAAATCTATCAGGTGCAACATTAAATGGCAACCTAACAGTTGTTATAAACCCACCTTTTGATTTACCCATCATTAACCCTTGCATGAATACAACAGATGTCTGATATACTTTTCCCTCATCAGTGTAAATTTGAATTGCCTTCCCACTCTTACTTAATTTTACAACAGTCATATTATGTTCTCCATATCATAATATACATTTCACAACGTATATTTTCTAGTATATACATTAAGAGGTAAGAACTTATATATAAAGATTTATATACTGGAATATATACTTCGCAGTATATAGTTTATAATACATACACTTTTTGTACAAACATATACAATTTCTGTACAAACTCGCGGTATATAATCCTTTTAATCCTTTAAACCACTTAATCTTATTATATACTCAAAAAAATGTTAAGCATATATATTTAGACAAAAAAATGTTAGAGGTATGTCCTCCATCATACCACTACCCAGTAGTAACTCTGGAATTTCTTATTATTATTCATTATTCACTAGTTAATAATGATTTGGGTTGATTCTGATTGATTCTAGACAATATAAAAAAATGGGTACTTATACTCATTTAATATATTATATTGCTTAAAATAGTATAATGTATATGTTGTATGAATATATAAATAATGTAATAGAATTAGTATATCTTAATAGAATTAGTTATATTATGTAGTTATAATATATATACTCTATTATAACTATTATAACTATTATAATAAGTTATATCTATTATAATATTATATATTATATTATATATTATATATATATGAAATGATGTGTATATTGTAGTATTCATATCACAATATGTATATACTATAATGTATGTTATTACTAGATAGTGATAATATATCAGTATACATAATCCTATACTAGGATAGGAATAAATTAAAAAGAGGGAAAGCTTTATAAAGACCACTTACTTTTTACCTATTATCAATAAATACATATAAAAAAGGAGTTATAAACATGAAACAAACACAAAAAGAAATTATTGGATTAATCCAAGATATTGAAAAGGATATTAAGCATTTAAGCGAAGATATGCAAGTAATCGCACAAAATAGTTTAAATTCACTTTATACTTTATTAATTTTTGAAATTACACAATATTAAAAATATATTTTAAGGAGAAATTGGAAAAATGGCAGAAACAAAAAAAATAAAAAATTTTTATGAAATAAGAGACACAGACAATAAAACATTTTCAGAAATGCGTAGGATTTGCAGAAGTTTAAACGTTTTCGATAACGAGAAATTTACTATTTGGTTTATTAATCGATTCGGTTATAAAACGGACAGTTATTTTAGCGAATGGGCAAATAGATACCAAAAAGGAACACAAGCATTTATCGGACACATGGACGAACAGAGTTTAAACATTTTTAAGAAAGTATTTTTATAAATACTTTTATTTTTTACTATTAATTAATAACAAATAAAAAAGGACGTGATAAAATGAACATTTTAAACATATTTAAAAAAACTCAATATATCGACATTGAAACAAGAAAAGACGCAACGAGAACAATAAACTTAATTAATAATTATACAAAACATTTAAAATAAAATAGGTGGAAATATGAAAACAATTATAAATTTTGAATGTAAAGACACGAAAACACAACATATTTATATAAATAATATTATGAGTTTAAAGGATTTTGGTATATTTGTTTTATTACCTTTAAACCGTAATATGGTTTATTTGATTAAGGGGGTATTTTAAAATGTTCCAAGTTATAAGCGATATTGATTTGATAACAAAAGAATTAATTATAAACTTTAAAGGTGGATATTATAAAGTATCTTTAAATTTATATACTGATGTTTTAAACATAAAGGAAATTATGTTTATATGTTTCACAATTGATAAAGATAAAGGAGTATATAAAAATAAAGTTTTGGAGGAATACGAAACAGAATATAAACAAATAAACACTTTATTAAAAGAATATTTTTTTAAAGGTGGTAAAAAATGAGAATCCTTTTAATAGGTTGTTCTGTATTAATTGAAAGCGGGGATTTAACAAATCCTAAAGAAGTTGAAAGTTTTTTTGAGAAACCATGGAAATGGTCAAAAGAATTAGAACAATTACATATAAAAACAGACATGTAATAGGTGAAAAAATGAGAATAATTAATAAATTTAATGACGATATAGGTTCAATATTTGATTACAACACAAAACAAATTTATTTAATGCTAAAGTATAAAAATTGCACTATAAAAGAGGATTAAAAATGATACAAACAGATATAAAAAGTTATA